CGAGCTGAGAACTTTGCGTCCTTCGCTATAGAAATATTTATAAATGTATAACACCTGATCGTCTTCTTTAGACAGGACTGCAAGTGTATTCTCTGACAACGATCCGGAGAACCTAGTGATATCTTTCGGTATATACCGAGGAACCTGCTCAGTGATCGCGTTAGACTCGTAGACGTCTGTGTCTTTGTTTAGTGAGAACTCCCTGATCCCTGTGTGATTACCGAAGTCAAACGGATAGTAAATATACGACCCGACAGACACTGGGTCCGTGTCAGCGTTGTATTCAAAGTTAGTCACTGGTTTCACTGAGACCGTCTTAGGCGTCAACAGCTCTTCACCTTTGAGAACAAACTGTCCATTCTCAGCGAACAAAATGAGATTCTCTTGTGACGCAGCAGCCGCGCTGAGATTAACAACACGCTGCGCCTCTACGACCACATCAATCGGGTCCGAGTCGAGCAGTGTGGTAACTGTGGTCCGTCCAAAGTTATACTCGAACACTCCTGAGTCATTGCGGGCTCCTAGTCCGGACTCCGAGAGGATCACGTTGTTCTCACAGATAAACCCTAAGCGATTCTTAAAGAACACGCTGTTCTGGATTTTCTTACCGGCAAACGAAGCGAACGGATTAGTAATATCGTCCCCTGCGATTCGCGGAGCAGTCGCCAAGGGTTTCAACTCAAAAGAATCAACTCCGTTATTAGTAATAAATAAAGGCAGAGTATTAGAATCATATCTAAGCACTGTGTTCGGTGCGACGACTTCTTGCCACGCCCCTGGGCCGATCTCTTGGTTCTGGTCGTCTGTTTTGAACTCGACGTAGTAATCGTCGGCGGACACGTCGTCATCCCCGCGGACTTTGACTCTGAATCCGTTCTTAGCGTATACAGGTAAATCAGTGATTGTCCCGACTTCCTTATAGACGACCCCTAGTGCTCCTCCAGCGATTCCATCGTTAGTTTTAATTTTAAAATCACTTTTACCGGACGCCCTAGCCAACACAATCAAGTTACCCTCACGGGTCAGTGTAAACTCAGTGTTTGTCCCTGCGTTGATCCCAGAAAACACGTCTTCAAACCCAGTGTTTGCGCTGGCGCTGTGAGTACTCGTTCCGTTGTGGTTGTAGCCTTGAATATCTAAAGCGGGGGTTCCGCTCGCTCCTTTAGCAAGTATCTCGGTGATTCTTGAAGTATCCGAGTGGAACGCATGTTCAGAGTTTTCAGAGAATATCTTTATATTAGCGGTATTGTCATACTTAGTAACCCCTCCGAGACCTGGGGACTCTTCGAGTGTCACTGTGATCGATACTGTGCTTCCGATATTCTTCGCCCCCTTCCCGCCCGCTCTAGTGAAATATATGCGTCTCCCTGGGTTTGCGATTGAAGCCGCCGTGATTGTCCCGTTTGTGTCCGAATCAACTTCAACAGTCGGGTCAACGCCGGCAGAAGTGAGGAGATTATAAGTAACCCCAGCATAAGACAAGGTCGCCGGGTATCCGACAACATGATAAATACCCCCATCGGCGTAACCAGAACCTCCGGACCCAGCTACAGACACAGCGCTCGTCTCTGTGAGAACATAATAATTATTGCCCGATCGCTTATACGTCAAAGATAACTGAGCAGTCGCAGGGGTCTCAGAGCTATAGTTTATGTCAACCGCATACTCTTTTTCGTAGTCTCCTTGTTTTACGAAGATCATCGCTTCTTTGGTCAGAGGTGCCGAGCGATCTGTGTTATCTACAGCGACTGTTGCTGTTCTGTTTACTATAAAAGTCCCGTCAGACACTGTAGTAGCCCGCAGGTTTTCACGCGCAGACTCAGCGCTATCCGAAACGTCCAAGTAAGTTCCGGCAGTCGTGTATCCGCCGAGACTATCGTTGATCGTCGCTTCAGCCCCAGTAATTACGTTGTAAGCGCTGAGCTTCGTTTTGTCGTGTATTAATACATACCTCTCTTCTTCACTCCGGTTAATAAAGTGAACAAAGCTGTCAGCCCCGATGTCATTCGGAAGTAAATCGGCGACATACCGAGTGCCGTTGCGCTTTGTCAACCCATCGACAACACTAGACGAAAAGTTAACCTGGTCGTCACACTGACCAGAGAAGCGCGTAGCGTCTGGCTGCTGGCTGACTCCTTGAATCAGGTTAGGTAGCGATGTATTGATTAATGCCATTAGAGAAGGTCGTAGTTGCGGTTAATACCAAGACACGAGGCAACATCGTAGTTATCAAAGATGGTCCTGTCGGCTCCTTGTCCGTCCATCTCTTCAAGGTTGTAGCGTGCTTTGAGTTCATCCCGGAGGATCTGTTGCTCAAGTTCTTGAGACCCTACGACTCGTGTCTGGAAGACCCTTGAGGCTTTAAGTGTAATGTATCTCCTAGCTTGTTCGTGGAGATCAGTGAAATCTAAAAGGAACATCAACCTGACGTCAATGTCTCCTGTAAAAGTGAATGTATTGTCTTCACGGTTAAACAGCTTGCCTCCGCGTTGCACAATGTCCTTAGAGCCATCTAGGGTATCTATGTGCAGAATGTTATCATCGAGGACGATCTCATTGCTAACATTAGGGCTAAGCGTCTGCTTATTGACCGTATTGAAGTGCCATCCCTCTGATTGAACCTCGCGACTAACTTCGTCTAACACGGTGATCGCGGTGACCGCAGAGATAGGTAGAGTGGAAGTAACAGTGATTTGAGTCACTGGGCTTTCCCCAATGTTACCCAGCATCGTATTGACGGCTTCGAGTTTTGTAGTGAGTGGCATAATTTTAAAAATGAAAAAATGCCCCGTCCCCAACTTAATGAGGACGAGGCATGAATTTAGGGTGTGCTATTAAGCAGCAGCAGATGTAGTGGTGTTAACCACAACAGCAGACTCAGGGCGAAGAACACCAAGGCCCATTGCATACTTAGCAACGAACAAGGTGGACTGACGCTCAATGAGATACTCGGACTCAGTAGCGAGGTCGAGAAGCTTAACGCAACCAACAGCAGACGAGTGTCCAGCAACGAAGCCATGACTGTTAAGGGTAGAACCAGACTGAGTATCAGCAACACCATCAAGCTCACCTTTGTAACCAGATGAGGGTGAAGCGATGTTAGTGTCTGCAAACGGGCTGTTAGCAACCGCGTTATCATCATTGGTCTTCGCCGATACAGCAGCTTGAACTCCTGCAAGGTGCGGACTCTTGTAAAGCTTGATACCAGCTACCTCAACAATGTTACCTTTAGCAGCATCAGCAGAACCACTCGAGGTGTCCTTGTTGATTGCTACGTTGTCAGCAGTGAGCAACTTGTAATACTGGAACGGAGTCAAGATAGCAAAGCGGTCATCAGATGGGACCTCTTTCTCATCAAGGGCGCGAGCACACTCAAAGAGTGCGTCCACAAGTCCTCCAGCAGTCATAGTGTCTACATTACTTCCAAAGATCTCGGTGCCAGTAGGGCCCCCAGTGTAGTTTGGAGTAGTGGTGAGACCAGCAGCAAACAAAGTGTTAAGAATCTGGATGTCCAGACGCTTAGCGAGTGCCTTTCCGAGCTCTTTTCCGTATATGCTCCGAAGATCGTAATGATTTTTAACTTCATCGATTCTTGGGATAAGAGTCGAAGCGACGAGCATGTCGTCAATGTTAATTACCTTCTCGTTGTGAGCAATTTGGGACAAGTAGTCGCTAGTGCCAAGAAGATCATCACCAGGAACATGATACTTGGCTTCTGCCTTGCCTGTTACTGGGAACTGAGCGCTCTTTCCGCTGGAGATCGTGCGAGTCATGATGAGGTCTTTAGCAACATTTGATTCATCAAACGCTGTAAGAATCTCACCGCTAAATACTTTCAGGAACAGAGCGTTGTCTACTGATGGAGAACCAGCAGGCGCAGTCCGTGCCCCTGTGCCATTCACTTTACCCGGAATGGAGGGATAGTTATCTAGTGCCATAATAATTTTTGGTTATAGTTTGTTTTGTTTATATTGTCCGTAGTCGTTAGTCACCAACGAAACGATCAGTTGTCTGACGCATCAGGCTGAATGTTTATTGTTTGATGTCCTTGGGTTTATTGGACGCAATGAAAGTTTTAAATTAATACTCTGAGCCGCGTTATGCAGCTCCGTATGATTGTGTATACTGTTTGGTTAACACCCTCGCTTTGGTCCTCCTTGTTAGTAGGGTGCCATGTTAAAATGTTCATGGAGGTTTTATCTATATACTCCACCACTCCATACACAGTGCAGACAAGGGGCTTCCCTAAGTCCTGTGCGTGGTCAAGAAATACCACCTTAACGATGTCATCAACTGATGGTTTGTCTATTTTGCTCACTTCTTCTTCTTAATAGAGAGGCCTTTTCGTTTAATTTTGGTTTTATTATACATAATCTTTAGCATTTCCACCGCCTTAGGGCTAACGCTTTGCGCGTAGGACCGTTCTCATCTTTCATAGGTCCCTTAACGCCACTCATGCGTGCACAGAATGACCGTTTACGAGGCCCTCCACCGGGTTGAGGTCTCTTAAGCTTACTACCAGTCTTGTTGTTGTAGTATTTCCTACCCTTTTCAGTAAGGCCCCCTTTCTTAGACTTGTGCTCCTTCCTTAGGCTAACTCCTTGACGTTTCATGGTTATAGTAGTTGTTGAATCCGTTAGCCAGAGCAACACCCAGGCTATCGTGGTTAAGTTTAAATTGATTCCATTCGTCCATGTTGGACCCAAAGAACGGCTCAGCGATCACTGAGGGGCATGGAGTAACTCGAAGAAACTTTGAGCCTCGCTCTCGCTTTGTCCGTGGTTTAATACCTCTGTCCCTTGTTTTAAATTCATTAACAACCACCTCTTGTAGACACTCAGCGATCTCTTTCCCTTTACTGGACCTGTGCCAGTAGAGCATCTCGCTACCATGCGCTGACGTCCCTGCTGAGTTAAAGTGAAGCTCTATGGCTGCTTTTACCTTCTTGTCCTTCAAGAACTTCCCTAGTCGCTCCATGGCATCAAAGTAGTTCTGACCCGGATATTCACAGACAATCATACTGGGAACCCCGAGCTTGTCTAAGCGCTCCTTCATCGCTTTGGCCACTCGTAGGTTGTAGTCCCACTCCGTGGTTTCATTGTCAACCGAAGAAGCTCCCATGTCTACTGCTCGACTATGCCCTACGCAGATCGCTAAGATCGGCTCAACATCATCTTGGGGAATCGCTGAGCCACTGAACCATGCACTACAACTCATTCTCTAAGTAGTTAATGTAGTTAAGTAACGAAGAAATTGTTTGTTTCTCGTCTTTGTCAAAGTCGTGGGCATTAAGCCTCTGGATCATTTCGGGTATCCGGCTTGGCTTTAGAGTCGTGCACCCAGTTGTTGATAAGGGTGCGATGACGAGTATACCTGCGATTAGAAAGCTCTTTAGTGTATTCATCTCTTATAGAAAGAAAAAGCCTCCCCAGGGACGGGAAGGCTATTAATAATCTAACGATGGACGCGATCATTTATCTTTCGCTTTCCCTACGTTAAGAGCAAGCCAGTCAACGATCTTGTAGAGCTTAGCAGTAATCGAGTCATCGGTAGGGGTAGGCGTCAATGCCGCGATGGCTGAAGCGGCCGCAACGATAGCCGTAAAGGTACTGATAAGGGTGTCTTTGTTGTCTACGATGTAGTTAATTATTGTGCTCATGATTTAAAGAACGTCAGAGATTGCAAGGCGTCTTTGGATCTCTTCACGATACGCAGGATCCCTGTTATACCTAGGGTCACGCATAGCCATACTGACTTGCTGGGATGACCCAAACGGAGCCACTGCATTCCCTGAAGTGTTCCCTTGGACAATCTTAGGTGCCGCTCCACTGGCCGCTTGATACTGGGAGTAGAGCCCTTGGACTGCTACCTTTGCCTGCTCAATTGTGCCTGTCTCCACGATCTGGTTGAACGCATCTAACGAGGCCTCATCGAGTGCCTCTGTGGCCCACTCAGCCATCGCCGTGTAGTTATCTTGTCCTCCTGCGATCTCGAAAACAGCAGCGGTCTGACTCTCAGCGATTGCTTGCTGTCCTGCAATATACGACTCTACAAGCTCACGGGGGAGTCCTGAGGCTTCCAGGTTCTTGAAGGTGTCGTCACTAAGAGTCCCTGAGTCCATGAACTCCTCAGTGGCTTGGTTGATCGATTGAAAAGCCTCAGAGGGCTCCTCGGTCTCAGTGGGCTCCTCAGTGGGATTCCCAAGCTTTGATTCAAGTTCACCATAGGCTTTCGCCATTTCTTCGGGGTTTGAAAACTTCTCAGGAAGCCACTCTGGGCGCTCCTGTGCTTGTTCCTCGGGCTCTGACACTAAGCCATCCCCAAGTTCTTGTTGTAGTGCCTCCTGCTTGTCATCCCAAGCTTGGGCCATTGCTTCTGTGTTATCAGCTGCTTCTTGTTCTTGCACTGACGGGCTTACCATCGTGCTGGTTTGTAGTTCGGCCATTTATTAGTTATTCGGGTTCAGGTGCCCCTTGTTGCCTTTGTTGTTCAATAGATTGGTCAGAAAGGGCCTTGATGCCTTGTGGGGCTATCTGCTGAAGCATCGCCATTTGTTGAGCTTGTTGTTGTTCAGCTTGTATCTCCTCTTGACTCTTAACGAGCCCAGCGGTCTTGATGCCCAATGAGGTTGCCCGCCTCTGGAAATATTCACCAACATTCACAAACTCAGCAACAGCTTGTGGCCCTACCACTTGTGCTGCCCCTGCAAGGAACAAGTCAAGCTTCTGTAGGTCGTTCCCTCGGCCTAGTGCCTCGACCCCCGTGATGATCACTGGGCTCACAACGTCCTTAGGGAGGGCAGGGAGCTTCTTCTTGCGCTTCATGACGTCCATGAGCCTGTTGACAAAGGGCATCTGCATCTCAGTTGACAACAACGAATACAACCCTCCTAAGGCTGACTCGAGCTCTTGGGAAAGCATACGGATCTCCTCGGCGGTGACTCGCTCAGCATTACGCACAACACCCGAGGTAAGCAAGAAGGCAGCACCAAGTCGGTCAGAGATCACTTGGATCGACGCTTGGGCGGTCCTGAAGTCGTTCACCTTGTTTAGTTGTAGTGTTGTTACATCAGCAGCGTTTCCTTGGACAATAGCGCCACTAGGGCTCTCAGCCAACGTCCGGGCCCGTGTAGTTCCATTCGGATTAACCAGGAACATCACCTTGGCAGCCGCCGCTGATCCCTCAACGATGGCCCGAGTGAGTCCCTCAAGTGACTGTAGGTCACCTAAGTATTCTTCGACGTAACCACGACCATAACTCTCTCCGTCAATCCGGGAGAACCTAAGCGGGATGAATGGGTTCTTGTCAGCCTTAACGGCTCCCCCAGAATTTGGCAATGCGACCCCGTTGACATCCTGGTAAATCACAAAGTTGTCCCCTTCCCGACAAGCAGCTGTGTAGAGGTGAATCTCGTCAGTGGGTTGGCCTCCAGAGCTCGCTAAGGCCTCCTTGACCTCATCATCAACTGCCTCATAACTAAGGTTTTCTTTGGTGGCTATGTGAATCACGTTACCCATAGGGTCTCTGTCGATCACAAAGCGGTCCAAGTGAAACACCCGGATGCCTCCTTCGTCAGGTAAATACAACAACACATTACCAGTCACGATAAGATGCTTTAGGGCAGCATGGATAGCAGTCCGGTAGGCCTCACGGCTGATCTCACCCATGACTGACTCCTCGACTTGTTGCAGACTGGTTTCGATCTCAGAGATCAACTCTTCAGGGGCCCCTTCGTTCGCCAGGGCATACTTGTCAATGTTTAATCTAAAGAACGGGGCGTTAGGCGGAAGGAGTGCTAACAGTAATTTCGAGGCGAGGTTATTTACTCCGCGAGCCCCAACGCCCTGAAAAGGTGTCTCAAGTCTGCTATGCGGTCCGTGTCCCTCTTCGGGCATCACGTAAGGCAGTGTTAACTTAGAGCACGACCTGGCGCGGTCTAAGTATTGGTATCGCTTCCCTTCAAGGGAGTCATATACGGATTTAGCAGTTTTAAAATTCATGGTAAGTCCTCAGTAGGTTGAGGTTTGATTGATAAGAATTCCAGCTGTGTTAGCTCCTGGACACCCGAAGTCCCCTTAAGCATCGCATCGTCGTTCGCGGTGAATCTCCAGCAGTCGATAGCAATGAGTTTCCCACTGCCATCCGTAGCTTCTGCTAGGCTGTCCACAGGCGGTAACCCAGTGAGCGTAGTGCCTTGCTTGTTAGGATACCCACGGTCAGCATCGACAGCCGCAGCAAGCCCAGTGTAAACATCAGGCTGCACAACGTAATATCTAAAGCCTGTGTCGGCGCGGGACTGCTCGATTTCTGTGAGTGGTTGGTCTAGTTGTTCGTCCATCAGTCTATCAGTTCGAGTTCGTCGGCCATCTCAAGGTCTTCTTCAAAGGGTGGCTCCCAGTGTAGTCGCTCAAGGTAGCTGTTGAGTGTTAGCTCTTCGATGCCATCGCGGTCAAAGTCGTCAGTGTCGAGAATCAACGAACGCTTGATGCAGTAGAGTTTATCGCTGTTGGTCTGCGGGTCTAAAAATAGGTCAGACCACAAGGCCAACCACCGTGTCGTCCCGTTGTCGTCTGGTAAACTTCTGGCTTCGTTACCAGCAGTCGTCAGTTGGTCGTAGCTGGTCTCGTTGGAGAATCTAAAGAACCTGTGGGTTTCGTCTGTCATTAGTTGAGTGATTCAAGTGGTGGAAAGAAGTCAGCGATAGAGTCAACGGTAGGAGCGTCTTCTTCGCCGTCGATGAGTGCGTATCCGCTGTGCTTCAAGATAGCCCACTGTCCCCCTTCGTGATGCTCAATAACATCAGCCCAGCGCACAGTCGTGGTGCCGTCATAGTTTTCACCAGCGACTACCTTATCGTTGTATGCGTCGAGTGTCTCTCGGTCTTGTGATGTGTAATACATTAGTAGATGGTGTAGGTGTCGTTGATGTTAGCCTCAATGCCGGTGCGGTTTGCAACTTGGTTATCTCCAAATACGACAACTTCCATTAAAGGACCATCTGAGAAAGTTGAACCACCTTGCATGACGTTAAACATATTCTGGCCTATATCAACTTGCGTTTCAGATGCGGTTCCTAACGATGCTCCGTTCCCGAAGACTTCTTGCGTGTTCCCTGTAACTTGGAACGACATGACATTACGCCCTGTTTGCTTAGTATAACTAATAGTTCCTAGTGTATTATATGCCATCGATGAATTGGAAAGATACAACCTTGGGATTGCACCAATGATTCCCATAGCCAACTCATCTTTATAGGCTGCGGTAACCAAGAAATCAGAACTGTCTAGTTCATTAGTAAGCGTTGGGTGGAACAAAGTGTCATCTACGCCGTCACCAATGATTGCTGGGTTGTTCGCTGAGTCAGTCACCAACGTGCCAGCATCGACGATTTTTGGTTGTGCGCTTGCGGTTGACTGTGAGCTATCTAGTCCGTTTGAACTCTGGTCATACCATGTGGTGACGTGGCCGTCGTTCCCTGCGCCTACCCAAGCAACAAGAGTCCCATCGCTAACCTCAGATGCCGTGAAGTCGCTTGTAGCACCATCGCTTGAGCGTCTCACATTAACAACATTCGGGTCAGCGTCAGCGTCGAACGACCGGAGACTGTAAGCGGCTGCGGGTTCCAAGTCGAGGATGTTAGGAATCACAAGCTCGCCGTTGATGTAAACCTGCCAGCCTTTGCCGGAGAGACTGTCGATTGCAGCAGTCGTCGCGGCGGTCAGCCCACTGCCATCATAGGTGATGTCGATGCCAGCGTCAGCCAAAGCAGAACCACCAGATGCTCCGGTAGACGTTGCGTATTTGCCGCTTGAGTCAATGGATGTCAGTATGTTCTCTACGCTCTGTGATGTGAGTGACGTGCAGCCGTCCCATGCTATGTTAAACACTCCGCTTGAGATGCTTGATGGATTCCAGTTAGCGAAGACATCTGCGGAGAAGTCGGTGAGTGAAGTGCATTGATACCAAGCGAAACGCGTGCTAGTCGCTAAAGGAAGCTCTGTGCTAAAACTTTCAAGTGAAGCGCATCGATACCAAGCGGCATAAGCGGTAGTCACCAAGGGAAGCTCTGCGCTAAAACTTTCAAGTGGCGAGCAGCCTTGCCATGCGTTACTCGCATCAGTCACGGAAGGAAGCGCGGAGCTAAAACTTTCAAGTGATGAGCAGCCACGCCATGCGTTACTCAAATCAGTCACGGAAGGAAGCGCGGAGCTAAAACTTTCAAGTGATGAGCAGCCACGCCATGCGTTACTCACGGAGGTCGCTAAGGGAAGGTCCGTGCTAAAACTTGTGAGTGACGAACAGTCTCTCCATGCGTTACTCGCGGTAGTCACTAAAGGAAGCTCTGAGCTAAAACTTGTAAGTGATGTGCAGTTTCTCCATGCGTTACTCACGGTAGTCGCTGTTGGCAACGGAGTGCTAAACGAAGTGAGTCCGCTGGACTCCCATGCGCTCGTAAAGTTCACATTGTTCGCCTCAGTGCCTAGCTTTGCGCCAGCCGGAAATGACGTAAGGGCCGAGCAGTTTAGCCATGCGCCTGAAAAACTGGTTCCGTTACTCATATTTAGCGCAGGAAAGTTATTTAGTGACACGCAATTATACCATGTATTGATAAAAGAAGAACCTGCGGAAGTATTTAGCAATGGGAAGCTTGTAAGGCTTTGGTTATTACCCCACGCGTAACTGAAGCCAGTTACTGTCGATGTGTCGATAAGTGGGAAGCTAGTGATATTTGTGCAATAATACCATGCAGAACCTAGGTCAGACACTGTTGATGTATTGATTAAACCAAATGAAACAATATCTTGCCTATTGCGGAAATAGTTACTTATGATTCCTGTTGGCGCATCAGCCGCACCTCGGTCAATCAAGAGTTTCCGCGCTTGCTCAATGTCACGACCAGTTGCGCTTTCAGGTAACAAAATAATCCCATACAAATCACCAGCTTTGCGATGCGATGCGCTGCCAAGGTTACCCAAAAGATTCAACTCAGTGACCGCATTGGCATTCACGCGATACGCAAAGGTTCCGAGTGATGTCCCTACGACCTGCCAGCCAGCCTGAGTCGTCGATGGGATGTCTAGGTGGTCAGTGTTATCCGCAAAGGTAACAACATATCCGTCAGACACTGGTTGGTCGTTGGCGGTGGCCTGTGTGGCAAACTTGTCGGTGTCCCCATTGTCTGAGCCTACGATTCTTCCGTTCCACGATGCGCTGCCTGATGAGATGTTACCGACTGGTGCTTTCTGGGCATCGTAGAAGTAATACCCAAAGCCGTCCTTTAGGTCGAACACGTTGTTCCGGTTGTTGATGTAGTTACGCACAGCGTCCGCTTGGGAGTCTGTGATGGTTGCGGGGAAGAGTGCAAGGTATTCTAGGTCGATTGCGGCGTTGTTGTCACCTATTATTTCGCTTACGCCAATGTGAAATTCATCAAGAACGAGTGAAGTGGTATTTCCAGTTGTCTTTAAATCAGCATTGTTAATTGCGCTTTTCTGGGAACCACTAATTACCTTATGTTCGTGTAAATAATCCCCACGGGCATCATCATACATATTTGTATGCGTATTATAAAAACTACCGTTGTTGTAATAACCAATTCCCGTGGATGTCGCATTTCTCAGAGACCAAATCCAAGAACTCGCTACAACATCGGTTTGACCAGACTCATTGGTCGCAAAGACTCGCGCATAGTTTTCACCCCCATCGCCAAGAACACTGAACGCTGCAAACATATAGCCGCTGTCAACACTGCTAGCGAAGAGTCCATCAAGACCGTCGTCCACTCCATCGAAGCGTAAGACTGATTTCTTGATAATGGAGGCCGGATTCTGGCCGGATTGATTGATTGTTACCACTTGGCCAGTCGCGCACTCGAAGGCGGTGTCACCGTGCCGGACGTTGGGGGCCGTGAAGTCAACGTCGAGGACTGGTGAGCCGCCAATGGTGGCTTTGTAGTTTGCTTTAAGGACAGCACCAGTGGCTAAGTCGTCGTTGATGGCGCCGCTATTATCAAACGCCCCAAAAGAAACGGGATTTGGTCCTGAGCTAATACCACTGTTTGTCGTGATATATCTGGTAGTCCCTAAAGAAGTCCATGTAACATCCTCTTCGTTTTTAACATTATCTTTTGACGTATAGAAATCAACCTCGGTAGAGGTGCTGGCAGCATCAATAGTCATCTTTACCCAAATAGTATCACCATCTGAGATATTGTTATTATATACAGCATAAGCTGAAGTTGAGTTTCGAGTGGTGTTCGTTGAATCCTTAAAGTAAATTTGCAAATAACCGCTTGTGGCAAATCTAAAATTGAAATCACCAGAAGCCCACTTGGTAACAATAGACTGAGCGTCTGCTCCTGAATAGCTTCGGTATTTAATACGCGCCACTACCTCAAGCTGATGAGTAAGGTCTAGTGAAGAATCGTGAGGAATCGTTGCACTGTTTCCTGTAATTCCAGACAGATACAGATACCCATCACCATCAATCAACGGCAACGCCTTGGGCTGATTGAGTGCCACATCTTGTTTCGCATCGCCGCCTTTTTGTGAACCGCGAGCCAAGTTGCGTAACACTGGGACCGGCTCCAAGAAATCGGCTGTCGTCAGGGCTTCGGCGAGAACATCACCAGATGTCGCTGGGCTGGTCAGGGTGGATAGATTGAGTGCCATTTGTTAAATATAAAGTTAGAGCGAATCACTGCTTACAGGCCAGTAAATCAGGCGTTTCAGGTGACCGTTAAAATAATAAGAATCCGCTTTTGTGTAATGCGAGCCTACGTTAAACCTGTTAATTGATGTCGGTATTGTAGCAGTAGTTACAGGAGTAACGCTGTTTCCATCTTTTGAACCTTGAAGGTTGTTTGATTTGTAACTGAATGCAGTTCGCGAAAGCGTGTTGGCTGCTGGATGTGTCCCAATATCTATTACGTTTTGTGTACCAGCAGCTCTTACAAGACCAGTAATACCTCCGGGTTCGTAGTATAACAAAACTCTATTTGCGTCTCCGTTGTCAGCATCAAAAAGAAACGGTACAAAGCTCGGTCCTGTCGCTCGTTGTAACTCTGATGCAACATAAACCGTCCCCTCGCTCTGGTTGTAGAAATCGAAGTCACTGCCGGAAATCACAAGGTCATCCGCTTGTCTCGTCACGGTGCTTCCGCTGGTCGGGATGTAGGACGTGGCGACTGAGCCTTCTTCAAACTGTGCGCCCCAGATGTAGACTGTTGTTGATTGGTTAATGACAACTCCGCTAAGTCCCTGCCTAAGTCCAATTTGCAAGTAAGCGTCTGTGTTATTAGGTTCAACCTCAGTACCTTCATATCTTACCCAATCTGTCGTGAGAGTAATTGTTGTGTAAGCACTACCGCCAGCTCCCCTAATTAAAATTTGTTCACCACCGACATCACCTTTTAAATAGACACTTTGTGTATAAGTACCCCCAATTACCGTTGGAAGCCCAACTGTTAAAAAGGATTCGTCTGAAGTTGTTGTTCCGCCCGCCGTGTTAAAGACAACTTTTGAAGCGTTCTGAGTGCCGTCTGGAGAAATTGCGCTGTTTGGTGTCACGACTGGGTCTACACCAGTTCCCCCGCTTTGTTTATCCCAAGACGAATCACTAAAGTCTTCACTGTATTCCACCAAGTTTTCACTCGACGGCTCCACCAGTATCATCGGCACACCGTCCACATGGTCAACTCGCACCGTGTCGGCTGCGGCGGTCGCTATGTTACCATTAACGTCGGTATAGGTTGCGGTGCCGCTGCGGGTCGCTGTAATAACGTCGAGTGTCTCGGGCAACGCTGGGTTCAGATCGAGCGTCGGGTTCTCCAGGGTTCCGACCATAGACTCCCGCGCATCAAACAGTAGATACGGGTTCAATAGCAACGGACTGAAACTACCACCGTAACCTTGTGTTAACTCTGCTCGACTTATCTTACGAGTCAGAGGGCGTGTCAGTGGTCGGGTGAGAGACATTATTAAGATGCTTTGTTATCAGCGACAGGAGCGACAATGATGTCCACGTTAGTCGGTGCGGCACTTAGGTCAACTCTTAGCTGCTTAGCGGACGTCGTGAACAACGCTTGTCCGTCATCAGTGAACGTAACGTCGTCGCCGATGTCTACCCAGGTATCAGCAAGCTTATGCTGTAGCTTGATCTGAGCGGTGCCGAATGTTCCGATCACTGCGAACATGCCAGAGCTTCCGTTCCAGGCCACGTCGATGTCTGCTGCGGACGTAACGTCACGCGCTACAGTTCCATATTGTAATGACATAGGGGTTTCTATATGTTATATTTATTTATAATTAACCCCCGCCCCGCCTTGGGGTGAACTCAGTGCGGAACGGGGGATTGTCAGTGGAGATCGTTTAGGTGCTGCCTGTCTTCTTCTTCGCATCGCCGGATTAACTACTTTCTGTGCGACTTTGGTGGGAGGCGGAGGAGGCGCTATCGGCTTAGGTGGTGGTGGCATCTTAGGGGCAGACATGCACATGGTTTATCTTATGTTAGTATTGTTGAGAATATTACGGTTTTGTTCTTCATATATTTGACGAAGAAAAACAATCACTGATCTCTGTCCGTAGTGGTGGTCCAGTTGTCTTAGCGAAGCCGTAGGGCCAAAGTCCTTCTTGGGATATGTCTCCTCAAGGGCCTCTAAGACGCTCAGAGGTATACTCGGGAAGCTATCAGTAGATTCATATAAGCTCATACGTCTTTGTCTATGTCGTTCAATTCGGCTGGAAGGTCCCCGTTTTTTATCATCTCAGAGGTCTCAACGAGGCACATAGCATTCCAAATGATTGCCCCACCGTGGTCCTCAGAGGTGTCCCCATCCATATACGACCACAAGTGACGATACAAACTGTCAACGTAACGGGACAAAGGGATTCCCTTGCACCAGTTGTCTCGGCCATACTTGGTGGCCCCGTCCTCGAAGCGCCGAGCGACTGCCCGGAGTGCCCCTGTAGGAATGCAACTAGGCATCCCCTTGCCGCGCATAGCATCTCGAACTGCGCCCGTGTTAAATTCGCTACGCTCCCCAGAGTCGGGGAGAACAATCTCTTCAGGTATTGGTTTTCTCATAGTAGTTTATTCATTAATGTAACAAATGCTTTCTCTGCTGTCGCTGGGACTACTCCGTTACCAAGGAGCCTAAGTCTGTCCACCCGACTGGAAGCCCCATTAGCTGTTCTACCCAGGCTGGGTTTAGCTTCCCGGTTTGCCTTGGGGTTATTGTTGTGGTTATTGTCTCGACTGACTCGGGGCTCTTCCCACTCTTGTTGAGTTTCTTTCGGTCTGGAAGGCCAACAATCTGTGGATGATTTGACAAGCCTTTCTGCCCATAGTTGGGCTGGTTGCCTATCTTCGATCCTTCTGCTACTGTTGGGGTTGGCCAAGACGTCTGGTCGTATTCGACTACTTGAGGAAGTGCATCCATGCGACTCTTCCCATCCTTTCGGATTAACGCTGCCGGAGAATAACTCCCCTTGTAATCGCGTGCTGCTGGAGTGGGCCACTGTTTTACCTGACTCCCTAGTCTCGGTCTCTTTTTCCCTTTGCTGACTTGGTATCCCACTTGGTTCGCTGCTTCCGGCGTAGCCCAAGATGAACACCCGTTTTCTTTGATGAGGGGCCCCGACTTCACTCGCACTGAATACTCCTGCCGTTGCTCGGTAACCCAAGCCTTCCAACTCTCCGAGGACATACTTGAGAACTGATTCTCCGTCTGCTGTTTTACTGGAGATGATTCCTTCGACGTTCTCCAAGAAAACAAGTCTAGGTCGGCACTCTGCGATTCCATCTCGGATGTAAGGGAACAAGTGTCTTGGGTCTTCAACGCCTTCACGCTTTCCAGCAGCACTGAAGGGTTGGCACGGGAAGCCGCCACTGAGGATGTCCACGAGTCCACGAAACTTTCCGTATGGGAAGGTCTTAACGTCAGTGAAAATAGGTGCTGCATCCAAGGCTCCCTCTTGCATCTTAGCAACCAAGTTCGCGATGGGGAATCCTTCCCTCTCCACGTAAGCGATTTCTCGCAGATTTGGGAGAACTCTTCGGAGCCCAAGTCCAATGCCTTCGTATCCAGAGCAGAGACTGAGGTGTGTAATTGTTTTGGTATTATCCATAGCCCTGTCATCGTTTTGGTTCCCACAGTTTAATATCAACACCATCATAGTCGGTGTTACGCAGTATCCGAGCGAGCCTGGCGGTCACTAAGGCATCATCCTCGGTGAGCCCTGCTTTCTCGTATGCTTCAACAACAGTGTCCCAGGTGTATCCCTTCTTGTCGAGAAGCCTTTGGCCAGTCTTAACGCCGAGCCCTTTGACGCCTCCGTAGCCATCAGTGGCGTCCCCGGCAAGCGTTTGGATAAGGTGGAAGTTGTCTGCCTCCTCCTCGGTGACATCGTGCATGGTGCCCTTGAGCATGTTGAACCAGCGGATCGGTAGGGTCCCGAAGTCCTTGTCGCCACTTACCGCCACACAGTCCTTGTCGTTGGTGCACATAATGCCACAAACATCATCAGCCTCAAGGCGCGGGAACACCCGTGAATCGTAGCTCTCAATGGCCCAATCACGTAGGGTATTAAGGCCTAGTGGCTTCCTTGTGTTCTTCCGGTTGGCTTTGTAGCCTGGGAAGATGTCGTAGCGGTAGTTCTCCTTATCAGAGAATGCAACAATCACCTGAGCCTCGGGATCAATGAGTTTAACAAGTCCACTAAGGGCCACATCAAAGTGATCCTTCATTTCGTTCTCGTTGGACTGAAGGGTCCAAATGTCGTCGTCCCAGCGCACCTCAACCTCGCAGGAAAACCCAGCGCGGTAAAGGAGCATGTCCCCATCAATTATTAGTTTCATATTTTTAGTGTGTTTCAGCCCAGTTAGTTCCGATTTTATACTCTCCATCTAGTGGGCACAGGAGGTTAAAAGTTTCTCCAGCTTTCTTAATAGCGTTTACAAAGCGTTGTCCGTATTCATGGGCCCTTCTGGGATCACAACTGAACTGAACTTCATCGTGGACATTAGCGTGCATAAGATATTCCTTCCCTTCCATGTCCTCAACAAAGTGAACAAGGGCTTGCTTCATACAAATTGCCCCTGCTGACTGCAACAAAAGATTCAAGCTACTGTGCGGAGACCTACAGGGAAGCTTACGGCCATCAAGTCCCCTGAGGAACCCAAAGCCTTTGACCTTATCTTGGACGGCGTCACGCAGTCTTTTTATCGCAGGCATCTTACGGAAGAACTCAGACTTAAGGCGCTTACCGTCAGTCGCATTGCCACCAATAACCTCGCCAAGCTTACTATCACTACCACCATAAATGAGGCAATAGACAAACGACTTAGCTGAGTTCCTGTCAGGCAAGCCTGCGGCCTCTTGGTTGGCGGTGTGTATGTCACCACTAAGAATCTCGTGGGTGTATCGCCCATCGTCTATCTTGTGCAAGTAAGCGGCTAACATTCGCAACTCGAGCCCGGAAGCATCACAACCCACCAAGACACGGCCTGGAGGAGCAACGAACAACGAACGGCACTCGTAACCATACTCAGCAGACACGGAAGGACATTGAGCAATGTTGGGAGCCTGGTGACTACACCGACCGCTGACGGTCCCTCCTGTATTCACTGAGCCGTGGATGCGTCCGTTGTTTACCATCTTCATCCATCCTTGGCGTCCCTCCGAGAGTTGGCCAAGCCGTTTAGCTACCAACAGATACTCAAGGAGCGCTAGGCTCTTCTTGCTGTTTATCTCTCGGAGCACAAGCTCATTGATGGCTGGTCGTTTCCCTTCGTAATACTTGGGATCCCACCCGTCAGCCATAAGGCGCTCTGCGATCTGGTCCCGTGAGGAGGGATTGAACGGAACAGACTTTGTCCTCATCGGCCCCTTCTCGATCTCAGCAGCCTTGTAGCCAGACGCAAGGGCTTCCTTCTTGGTCTCCCATTGCTTCATATCGTCGGTGATCCACCAAGGGCGCTTAGTGGCAATGACCTTCGGAGGGAATAGTTGTTGTAGATCCTCCTCGAGAGTGGCTCTCCGAACAATAAGCTTCTGTAAGAGTTGCTCAGCCGCATCCATGTCAAACGGAAACCCATTCCACTCTTGCTGACGGATGGCCGTTGCAAAGTCCATCTCAAGAACAAGGTCTTGGTCAGTGGGTGTTCGGTCTTGCATGAGGTAGGTAAACAAGGCCTCATTCACAACTACATCTTGAACGCAGTAGTCCTCCATCGCTTCACTCCATCTCTCCCAAGACTCGGTGGCACCATGGTCATCCTTGTGGACTCCGAGGCGCATGCCCCAAGACTTCAACGAGTGCGAGCCTCGTAGGAAAGTTGGGAGTTTCGCCTCGGTCCAGTCTTCCTTCTTACGATCAGGGTGGTTGAGCCGAGCAAGGACCATCGTGTCGATCACACGGTCATGGGTAAAACCATAAAGCTTCTTGAGTGCAGGTAAGTCAAACCCAATGCCGTTGTGTGCAACCAGGCAGTCAGCCTTAGCGAGTCTTTCAAGGGCCTCTGGGATCGTGTCCATCTCAGAGTTGTTCCGGTATCGGTGAGTCCCTTCATTGTCCATGATGACAATACAATGAACAACCTCGAGGTCACCCAGAGTCTTCCACTCCTTGATGGCGTTTGTTTCAATATCAAATACAGCAGTGTTCATCATTTTAAAATGGGTTGCTGGTTTGAATAAGGTGCGACTCGGCAAGGTTGCCAGTCTCGTTGTCATAGGTCAGGGTGCAGGCAATCCCAGTCTCACCACTGAAGCGGTTCTTAAGGACGCGCACGGTTGTCTTGTTGCGGTCCTCAACCTCTTCGGCTTGTTGCGCCCTTTCCAGTCCCAAAACCATGTCAGATAACTGGGCGATTGCCTGGGAACCTCTGAGATCTGACAGACTGACTGCGCGTCCGTCTTCATGGCCTCGGCCTTCAGGACGCTTCAGATGACTCACAAGTAACATGGCGACCTTCGTCTCCTCAACAAGCGAACGCAGTGCGGTCATGGTGTTGTCAATAAGCCTGCGCTCATCACCGTTACCGATTCCACTGACAACAATGCTGATATGGTCAAGCACCACGAAGTCAACGTCATACGTCTTGATCATGAAGCGAATCCGATTGAGTAGACTGTCTGACGCCAGGCTACCGAAGTGATCATAAACGTAAAAACGACCATTGCCTACGGTTGCCTTGAAGGCCTCGTTGAACTCATCATCACGCTCAAACGGAGCGAGGTGAAGGCACTTGCCCATCTCCAGCCCAACCAACGACAATGCTGTGCGCTCTACTGACTCCTCAAGGGCAATATAGCCAATGCGCTTGTCAGTTGTCTTCATGAGGTGGTGCGTGATGATCCGACACACTTGGCTTTTACCAATACCACTACCAGCGCACAACGTAACGATCTCAGAGTGCCTGAGGCCATGCGTTATCTTGTTAAGGCCCTCAAAGGGATACTCAAGGGCCTCAACATCTTGGTGCTCAGCGATCTTGTCGTAGATGTCTGCGCCTGCCAGGATGTCATCAGGCCTCCAAAGCTTCGCGTCAAAGATCCCATCGATGATTGCTGCCTTGTTCTTGCTCAATAAACAATCGTTAGCGTCCTTCATAGGCAGATGGGCAACCTTACACTTACCCGCAGGAAGCAGATGGGCCACCTCCTCGACTGCCTTACGGCCTTGCTCATCCATGTCGAACATAAGGACAACCTCCTTAAAGCCAGAGAGCCACTCAAGGTGACGCTTGAACATCGCCTTGGCCGACTGTGAGCCAGCGCCAAGCGAAACAACAGGGTATTTCCCCCCGGTGGCCACGGAGACTGACATGGCGTCTATTTCTCCTTCAGTTACAACAATCTTAAATCCAGGCGTAGGGTTCGCCCATATGTTTTGCCCAAAGAAGTGGTCAGGCTTGCCCGAACACCGAAACTCTTTGTTAGCGTATCGATACTTTTGAGCAATCTTCTGTCCGTCAATGTCGTAGTAGTTTGCGATATGGCATTTGTTGCCATTGTGGTAACCGACCTGATACCTGTATTTACGACAGGTAGCTTCGTCGATGCCTCGGGATTCGAGGGCTTGGTAGGAACCCTCAATGAAAGGGAAATTTTTATTTGTGTTGTCCATTACTATCATGGGAGATTGTTCAAAGTCTCCCGCTTTAAAAACTCCACAAGAAAAACACTTAGTGGAGTTGTCTTCGTTTATTGTTAATGCGTCACTGCTCCCACAATCGGGGCAGGGTTGATGATTCAACAAGGCGGTAGGTTCAGCCATTCTCTTGGTATTGCTTGTGCACACCACAAGAATCCATGCTTGTCACACCAATCACCATAAGTTGTCGAGCTCTTTGAGTTCAGTCTTAGGTTTGCGTTCTGGAACACAAAACGAAGATCCACTTGAGGGTGCTGCTGACGAACTAATAAATGCTTGGATCTGTCCGAGGGCTCGAAGTATCCTTTAACTTCCAACATAATACCACTAGGCAGTATAAAGTCAGGAGTATAGGTGCAGAGTCTCGTATACTTTAGCTTTTGACTCTCGTAGGTGTAGTCAACCCCAGCCCCCTTGAGGGCTAGGGCTACACGTTCCTCGAGTTTAGAACGAAAAGGCGTCTTCGTCCGCCTCTTGTGATACTTCCGGCGCTTCATCATTAGTGAGCTCGTTGGTAAAAGCCTCTCCCCCAGAGAAGCCATCAACAGCATCAAAGAGTTTGTCTTTGGATGAAAACTCCTTTAGGTCAATGATTTGAACACTACGCAAGCGCAGCGTCATCCCAAAGCCTTGACTTGAGACATACCAGAAGTGTGGCTCGACTGCCATTTTTATGGTAGAACCAGAACCAACAGCAGGCATTTGGATCTTGGTCCCTTTGGCGTTGTAAGCAGCTACACGAAACTGAAGAAGGCCTTTCGTCGCCGTTTGCTTCAGTGCGTCCTGCTTGGCGTAGATCTCAAAGCTTCCCTCGTCGGTAACTCTGAGCGGGTTTGATTTTGCCTTTTTGAGCTCTTTGTCTTTAGCGGCACACTCAGCTTTATAAGCCTTTTCATACAGCTCATTAATCTGGGCACTAAACTCGTTAAAGTCAGCTTCTTCGACATGCAAGCGACACTGGTAAACTCCATTATCATTGAAGCGAGTGTCAGGGGTTTGAAGGTGTGGATACACGGCCTTCCCTGCTGGTGTTACGATTACTTTACTCATTGTTCTTTTTTGTCTTTGTTGTTTTTGGTTAACTAAAGAAGTATTTTGACTCCTTTATCTTGTTTATCTCGGCGTCACCAAACTCTGGTGGCACCGGGAAATCTAAATCTGGATGTTGTTCCGTTAATTGCGTGCGCCATTCATTCAACAGATCACGAGAGAAGAAGTCAACAAAAACCTCCCTCAATGTTGAAGAAAGTGCATCACACTTGTTTGCATGGGTTCCATAACTGTCATGGATGAACGAGAAATCGTAGATTCCATGGTTCTTGTTGGCACGCACTATAGTCTCGTGGAGGGCTGACGCATCCAGGCTATGCACAACATTAGGGGATGCACCATTCACCATTCTTCTCCTACTGATAATCTCATCGTCGTCCTCACGGAACTTTACGCACGTAGCCTTCCCACTGATATACGTGTTCACTTGTTGGTTGTGGACCTTGTAATACTCTTGGTGCACAGGGAACCCAGTAGGCGATATCCACGACAAGGCACGATTCTCATTGGCAATCAAGCGGGTGCACTCTTGGAACCAGTCCATGCACTCCTTAGGTTTCTTAAGGACCGACTCGATGCCCCTCCAAACGTGCTCGGCAAGCATGTGGATTGCGTAGTATCTCTTTTCGTCAGGGAACGGTTTAGTCCGCTTCTTACCGTGGATCTGTTCGTCATACCATTCGTTGATGTATGCACGATTAGAATACGGAGTGAGCCCGTAACTATAGCACATTACAGGACGTTTACAGCTTACCCGATCTATCCCAAATCCTACCCAAGCACGCGCCAGTTCATCCCCAGCAGCAGCCTGGATCTCTAAGGTCTTAACAGCATTGGACGCAACAACCCCATAGATGTCCTGAGGTGTGGTTGTTGGTAGAACATTCGTTGCTTCCATCCCATACGGATCACGAGTGAGCATAGAGAGGATCTGTAGGCCATTGTTAGAGGCGTCCATGTTCACAGGAAGTGCACTGTTGATCTTACCATGAAGCTTGTAAGCCGCCCATTCGTTCACCCAAGCAAGGAAAGACCAAGGCTTGTCTGCCTCAGTCCACAACAACTCACGCTCAGGTGCTTTGGCAATCTTGATGGCATCCTTGGTGAAGTCTTCAGCCCAGACCCAGCGCTCGTGCAGTGTGACCTTGTCGTTACCCCAAGCGTTCGCCCCGGCTACCGCAAGCCACTTCGCATCGTTGTCATTGGCCAAGCGTTCTGTCCGAGCAAACTGAAGGAGCCCTCGACACAGGTCGTTCCCCATCACACTCAGTGATGACGCAATGTTATACACGCGGCCTCGGAAGTCACAGTGACTCGGGTAGAAAAACCGAGAGGCACTGAGCTTCTCGGCTGTGTAGATAATCTTGCTGGTGAGTAGTCGTTTGGACTTGGTGCTGGCATTCCTAGAGTAAATACCAGCGGCCATCTGTCGCCACTTACGGTTACTCTCTTCGTTCGAGTGGAAGTCGTTCGGGATGTCTGGGAGTTGTTCATCCTCCTTACTGGGCAAAGCACCCACCTCCACGCTGTTCTGCCAGGCCCACTTGGCAACACGGAGCACGGCCGGGTTGATTACCCAGGGCGTCCCTTGGATGAGATTACAGGCCTCCATAGGCACCTCAAGCTTGTCGTTCTCAATGGTCCTCAGGAAGTCCATGTTGGACGTCTTAATGAACGGAAGCTTGGGAAGTGCTGTGCCTGTCGTGTCGTAACCCCCCTCCCAGATAGAACCCCAAGGCAACGGTGCGTCCGCAGTGGGCAACCAAAACGGCTCGAAAAGTTCCTTGTCGTCGTTGTAGTTCTCGATCCAGTCCAAGGTCCCCTTTGAGGCCGTGACGTATCGGGTAGGCTTCTTACCTGCCTTCTCCAGGATGTAAACATACTCAATGATCCCCGTAACGTGTCTAAGGAGCTCAACCAAGGTCAAACCACAACTAAGCTTGTCGCGCCTTCGCCAGTCCGTGTAGCCAGGCATCAGGCCCTTTTCAGCCTCGTTACGCATTGAGTTCTTAATGTGTCTGCGCTGGTTCAGGAGGCCCCCTCGGCGGCGCTGAGCACCCAAAACAATTCCCTCACCCTTGGCCTCGTTGTTCTTTACAAGGAAGTCACAACGGTGCTGGTCCTCAACTCGGGCACCCACAAAGTGACTCACGCTCGCCATGTTCTTCTTTAATGTGATGCAATCTAGGACGGCCTTAATCACAATAAAACCAACCACTGAGGATTTCATCTCACGGAGGCCTAACTGCCACAAGGCGCTGTTCCTGTTGTCCCACCCATCAACCATCTCTTTGATGGCCTTCGAGTAAGTCGGAAGGCCCCCTCGGATCAGTCTTTGACCGTATTTCGTTTCACTCTCTGCCTCTCGCTTCTTAGCAGACTCGATGCGAGCGCGGTAACGACCAACGCCGAGGTCAACCATGTCCTGGTTGAGGTCTTCCTGAGTAAGTTCTTTAATGACATCCTTTTCCTGCTCGTTCTGCATACAATTCTAGTGCTTTCTTCATGGATTTTTGGCGGGCCCTTAATCGCTTGATGTGCTTGGCCAGCATGGCACACTCATCCTCGACTAGGCGGCGTCTTATTTCTTCTGCTTCGTTGTTCTTTGTTGCTTTTATTCTCATTGCGTGCCTTTTTTAGGTAAAAACACACATATTGTCAATTTTATTCTTGACGCACCCCCAGTGCAGGTACTTAGAGTGTCTTTAAGAGATCGATAAGCAATAGTTGTTAATGGTAAAAACAAAAGACAACTACATCTTAAGGGATCTCTAAGACACTTAAAGACAACATGAAAAACAAAGACTTCTTCATTACCACTACAACCATTTGCTTAGTAATTTACTACGTGGTCCTCCTGGCACTCATCGTGTTCGGCTCTAAGTCGTAAGTTACGGGGCACGCTCCGTTCTCAAGTAGCTTAGCTTTGAGTTCCTTGAAAATGGATACAAAAAAGCGCTTAAGGAAAGCTCCCTAAGCGCTTGTTTTTGGTTGTTGTTGTCAGTTATTTAGCAACAAAGCAAATGTGATCTTTGTGCTCAAAATGTCTTGTTGCTTGTATCCAATACCAACCACATTCTTGTCTGCTTCTGTATTTCAAGCTAGGCCTTTTAATCTCGAAGGGCTCGAGCTTATACGAAAGAGAGTTGAAGTTTTCAATGAATCTCTTCGCATCCGATATCCTGGAAAAGGTTGCGCGCTCTGACTCATAGAGAGTAAATAGTTTGTTCATACTGTTTCCTCCATTTCAGCCGCGAGCTTTCGCAGACGATTTGCATACCTACTGGCGTGCCATTGTGAATCTATGTAATTAGCATAGTCTGGGATGAGATCATCAATCAAGATAAAGGTGTGCTCAACATTCGCTCTCATCGGATCCGGCATGCATCTCAAAACAGAGCGCGCAGTTTTCCCGCTCACTTCGTCTTCCCAGTGGGATTTTAGATGCTTGTCGATTAACTCCCGTCCTTCGTCCGTGCATCCTGCGCGGAACATCTCGAGAGCTGGTCATCCTCCATTGTCTGGTAGGGCCCACGTGTCACGACACTCGAACTCATCAACAGAGTGATAAGATTCAAGTGCTTTCTGTCGGCGCTTTGGCCACGATTGGATCGCGTCTGCTGCAATCATTAACAATTCTTTTTCTTTCATTTGTTCTTTTTAGGTTTAGTGGAGGTTCACTCCATGGAGCCCCCTGCAAATGCAAGGAGCTCTTGGAATTAACCACCTTGCCAATGGCGTTTAATGGTCAACCACAATGTCGCTTGATAGACTGAGGGCGCCTCGTGCAGCTTGTCCGCTTCGCTTATGGTTAGGCGTTCGACTCGGTTATACTGCGGGACCGTCAAGCCCTCAACAATCATCTTGCGAGTCTTCGAGCTAGTCAAGCAGACCCGCATGTGCCACCGGTCAACTACAACACAACGAGCAAGTCGTGTCAACTCTATGCTCTTTGCAAAAGCCCACGTTTTAGGTGAGCCATCATCAAGGGCCTTGGAGTTGCCCTCAAGCAATTCCCATGCTTTGTGTTTGTTGTTGTGGAATGTGCAAACTCGAACATCACTAGGCTTCCCACCATCATGATGGACAAGCGCCAAGTTCAAAGCGTCAAGCTTGTTGCGCTCCCAGTCGTTCATTGGACTCAAGGCACTAATCACAGCGGCCGCCGTCCAAACATCACAACCAACCTTGTCGGCAATCAGCTGGGCATGTGTGTGTGCGTCTTCATACCACTCACCACCAAGTCGTGCCTCCTTGGAGGTCGCTCGGTCCCTCCATGTTCTGAGGTTCTTGCGGATGGCGCTGTCACTTACATTCGTCAGACTCTTCTTCATTTCTTCAGCAAGAGCTTGATGATCACTATCCACATGGCCACAGTAACGCTTGCCATGAATGCCCAGAATCCTGAAAAGGGACGCTTCATTTAAAGGCCCTCCTATTCTGCTTGTTGATCAGCTTAAAATCAAGCGTCTCGGTTCGCTTAATTACATCATGCATGACGTCTTCATGCGATGCTCTCAATAGCGCTGCTTGGATGTCGGCAATCGTGCTGCGCTGTTCCTCAAGGACCGTGATGATCTCACGTATCGTTTGTAGTGTCTTCTTTCTTTTGTTCATTGTTCTTTTGTTCTTGTTAGCTAGCCCACATGGACCAGTGCCGAGACTACTATCAGGGAAGCCTGGTTCTTTCAAGGAATACTTTTAAATTTCTTCAGGGTGTTTTTGAGCCAGCGCTGCGCTCTCGTAACGTAAAAACACCCACAAACACTCCCACACACCCATGCGCCCAGGCTCAGCGCTCCCCTGGTGATCCCCTGGCGTTCACTGATTGCCTCCCCTGGTCAAGACTCCAGGACCTCCTTCCAGTATCGCCAGGGCAGGCCCCCCTTGATGCTTTCGGGAGCCCTTCGAGTCTCTTTTTGCGAGCAGAGGTCACGCCAGGACGCGCTAAGATGCCACAAGCCTGCGCTAAGGTCCCTATGGGGGTGATGTGGGACGCTCTCCGTATATATCAACCTCTCAGACTTTTTTGTCAAAAATAGAACAGGGCCCCTAGCGATTACTAAGGGCCCTGCTTAATGAACAACACAATGCAAATATAGAGCATAAGGTCAACTCAGGGCTCCTCTTCGTCAGACGATGAGGGTGACCCGAAGTCAATCTCGATGCCTTCTATATAGGAATTAAAGGATTCGTCAACAATATTTAAGCCGACATTGAGCAGTCCTTTAGCTGCAAAGGAATTGTCATAGATCACTCGACACTGGTGCCGGGTGTCAGCCACAACAACTACATAGTTCTCGTAATGTTCGCCTAGAGTGGCTTTGAGTGATTCGAGATGGTCATCAGGCATACTTAAAGTTACTTAGAGAGTCTTTAAGATATCTAAGAGATGTGGTTGTAAATGAATAAAATTAAAAGAATATAGTGTTCTCTTAGTCATCTCTAAGAGTACTTATAGAGAGAAATTAACCCTTGTCAATAGTCTTTTTACTATCCCTATACGATCATTGATTTAAAACATTGATAATGAATCATTTACAACCACTACCAAGTGAGGATGTTTTTACTTCCTTTTCGTGTTTTGTAATATGCCTCTGCATACTTTTCTAGCTCCCTTTTAAGATCTTCCTCCTTTCGCTCTAGGATGCGTTCTGATGCGTCTTGGGCCATTTGGGCGGTCCAGTAGCCAACTGCCATCGAAAGCGCGTCTAAGCGGTCGTCATGCGTCACAGCGCCCCTGTCACGGGTTATGCGTGTCATCTGGTAGATCAGCTGGTATTTCAATGAGTGGTCCTTAGGATAGCTCTGAGTTGTGTCATAGTCGTCCTGAATGACCTTCGGGTCTATCACTAGCTTATGACCTGTCATCACTGGCTCGAGGGTGTCAATGATCCTTCGTTCCTTTTGGGTGCTGTGTCGGACTTCCTCAATGGTGCACGGATGGACCTTGCGAAGTATTGGTTTTAGTAGTTCAACAAACATACCATCACCAAAGTTACTCTCCACGACAATCTCATTGACCTTGTGTTCTTTGGCGGTCATTGAAAGGAACTTAAGGGTTTCCTCTGAGTATCCTCCCTGGACGCCCCCGGCCGCAGTGACATACAGGAATCCGTTGAGCATCTTAACGACTGCGTATCCTGTCTCGTCCTTGCCTCGTCCTGACGGGTCGATTGACATGACGCTCCCAGTATACTTGATGTGCTCGCCAAGCGTCTTCATGGGGCGGTAGAATCTGTCTCCGGTCATCCCTACATTAGGTATTGAGCCATCCCATTCGAGGTCTGGGTCCCGAGCCCACACTAGGCGTTCAGGGGCTAGGTCGTTGTCAATGGACATCACGATAAGGTCCGAAAGCTTGAGCGGATACTTTTCGACGTCACTGAGGTTTGAGTCCAACATAAATTGAAGAGCATACCCAGCAGAACCATAGGATACTTTACGTTCGGCAAGGTCTACGTCAGAGAACCTTAGTGGCTCTGTGGACCTCCCCTTTTGTTCTATATCAACACAACAATCAGAAATGTTTCCATCGTAACGCTTAGCGTTTTGGTCGGGGGTTACATATTGAGCAGGCCAGATGCGTGTCTGGTAGCCTCGCTCTGTGAGTTGTCTGTATATTGTGTCTTCGCATTGGGGTGTTCCGAGAAAGATTATCTTTGAGTCGTCGAGCGGCTTAATGATCGCATCGAACTCTTTGACTTGTTCTCCGAGCTTGTCTCGCATCATTTGGGTTGCGGAGTTGTTCGGGACCTCTACGTCATCGGCAACAATGATGTCGGCACGCGACCCTGTCAGTTGAGATGTAATACCCAGGGACTTGACGGACGGTGCGTGGGCTGCTGGGGCTGGTCCAACGTCGAAGGAGATTTTACTGAATCGTTGTTTATCCTGAGGGATGAGGTGCTTAAGTAGGGGCATCTCATGGATAAGCCTAAGAGTAAAAGTTGAGAAGTCATCTGCTCGAGTTTTTGAAGCAGAGACAACAAGTATATTTTTTGAGGGATCGAGGAGCAACTGGTGGACAACGTAAGCAGAGCAGATCCAGCTTTTTCCAACGCCTCGAAAGCCTTGAATAACTGCTCGCTTGTCTCCGTGCTGCATGTAATCCGCGATCTCATATTGAATAGCTGTGGGGGCAGGCAGGTTTAGTTGCTTCCATACAAGGTAGAGGAAGTTGCGGAAGTCTTTAAGCTGTGATGCTGTTTGTTTTATATCAGCCATTGCTCACCATGCTCACAACCCTATCTACGTTCTTATCGTCGAACGGGAGGGCGCTTACCAGTTCTTGCAAGGGCGAGTCATCAGAAGCCACCGCACTTACATTGTTATCTTTGAGAAACTGACGGACCGTCGATAGGTCTGCCGTGGTAGCCTCTCCTGACTTTACCCGGTGCAAAAACTCATCGATGAGGAGGTCTTGGAGCTCGTATAGTTTATCTGATTTATCCATATTATTTAAGTTCCTTAATTATTTTAATAGCAAGGTAAGCCAGTGTTGCGAGTCCTACGCATATAGCAACAACAGTATTGACGCTCTCAAGTGTAAGCGTCCCGAGGAGTCCTGTGAATCCAATAAATGACGGCATGTATGAAGAGTTCATTTTACTGGGCTTTGTAAGAGTCGATGTATCGCTGATAGAGCTCTGGGTTTTCTTCCAGGACTTGTTTTTTAGCCGCTGCATTGTAAGCACTCAGTAACCTTTTAATTGCTTTAACCTTAGGGCTAGAAGACGCCGTTGGGTCCCTTGGGTCCGCATCAGGCATTGCTTGGTATCGCTGGTCCTTGAACATAGTAGCCAAGCGTTCCCTTAGGGTTTTTCCTCCAAGTTTCTTTGTGCCTACTAGTTGCATCATCCTGGCGTATGCTTGTTGCTTTGTTTCCGGATTGTAGTAGTCACGCATATCAAGGCCCTCAAAGCCTTTTCTTAGGCTGGTTGAGGGTTTTCCAAAGCCAGCCCCAAGGTTGCCTAATTCGTAGTCCACGATGTTTTTAGCCACATCTTTTGAGTAGATGGGATCAACTATGCCTTTAAACCCTCCTGAGGACTCAAGGGTCTCAACGTCTCCTAAGAAGTTATACCGGGGAGGCAGGTCTCCCTCTAGTCCTGGGGTTCTCTTTATCATGTAATCCATGATCCCTCGAACTTCCCTGAGGGGTCGATCTTCTTGGACGTTCATGGTTTGATTTACAAAGTTAGGGACAAACCCACCTGCAATGCTTCCTACAAATTTCTCGGTGTTGTTGATTGGGTCTTTCAGCACCTTGAACAGGTTATCAATTCCCTGAACATAAGACTTGTTGGTGATGTTGTTTGAGAACGCAAGCGCCAAGACGCCGAATATTGTTCCCATGTCTTTCTCATCAAACTCATTATACTCGAGCCCTTCATTGATGTCGGCAATAATCCCGAGCATAGTGGCCATTGGGTCCATCCGTTGGTAGCTGTGGATTCGGTCCCCTATTCTGATTGAGTAAGGTTGGTTGTCTAGCTCCCAAGCCTTTCTCGCATTCTTTTCACGAGGACCATAACCACTAATTATCTTTGAGGTATCCTGGCTGGCAAGCATGTAGATCAATGATGCGGTTGTGGCTACAGACATAGCCATTTTCCCTTGAATCTCTGCGCGTTCAGTGGGTGTGCCCTTAGCTAATCCCTCTCTATACTTAGAGCTCATCATCCGTGTGAAGTGCATGGGCAGTCCAAACGGTGAGCGCTCTATACCGAACGCAAGGATGTTGGTAGGTGTCCGCACAAAAGGAACGATAGCGGTCATCCATGGGTTCTGGACAATGATATTTGAGAGCCCTTTTACTATACTGTTTTCAGAGTCTTGGGTATGTGTATTTATCTTAGCTCCTTGCTCAGCACGGGCAGCAAGTGCCCCTCGGTTCCCATATCCAATCTCTACTCCATCCTCAGTAATAAACCGTTTCTCTTTCTTTTGTTTCCTGATGTAGTTGGTTATGAAAGTTTCCCTAGCAGAGAACCTAAGGTTTTTCTTGTCTGCTAGTTCTTTGGCAGTCATTACCAGGTTCTTCTCATTAAAGACTCGCCCGGTTTCAGTGAGGTGTGCATTGACTCCTTTGTGGACATATTCCCCTAGTTGCTTACCTGAAAGGCCTTTTGATTTTCCTTTGAGGGCTAACTCTGTCATCACATAGCTGCGATAAGACATTGCCTTAAACAGTTCGTCCCCCGTCAAGAGCCCCCGTGAGGGTAGTCTTACGATTGTTCCGATTGTATTTATAGCAGCGCCAAAGGCTCCTTCGCTGTCCGATTGGATAGCATTCATGCTGCTTTTAGCATCATCAAACTGCCTTGAATTAGGAATACTAATTGCCTCTCCAGACTTCGCAGCTCGAACGGCAAGATCAAATGAATCCATGATAGCCTTAGCGTCAAAGGCGTAGCGCAGGGTTGCCCTGGCCAACTCAAAGTTTCCAGTCAATGCGGCCCCGCCTGCCCTCTCTAAGGTCCTGAGCCCATAGGTTATCGCAGAACCAATCATGTTAATCTCAAAGGTAGAGATTCCAGATAACAACGAGTTAATCCAATACTCACGGACCATGTCAAACATGCGCTTGCCCATTGTCTGCTTAACAATCTTATTGAGTCCCGCCTCGATGCCATCAGCAGTGCGTGAAGTAAGAATCAGTTGTAGTAACTTCTCTTGGCCCATGCTCCCTCGGCGTTCGTTCTTGTATGCTTGAATGGCCTCGATGCTTTGTTCTTGGAGTTGGTTTAAGGAGCTATCAAACCTTTTGGACTTAACATCCCCATAGATGAACTTACGCTGAAGCATTGCTAAGGAAGGATACCGCCCATACAATCCCCACAGACGTTGAGTGCTGACCATCAGTTCCATCTGCTGAAGCATTTGAGCATACTTAGCATCATACATATCTAGCATCTCTGGGTCTGCGTTCTTCTGTGTCCTCTTAAGGAGATCGCTGGCTTCCTTTGCTAAGTTATGCACTTCTTCCGCAATAAGATTGTTGAGCATCTTAATCGCTAGTTGGTCTTTGAGCATCTCATCAAAGGTCTCCTTGAGCTTCTCGCCCTTACCCTCAAGCTCTTTGACCATCTTCTCCACGTTGTGAGGATTGACGCCAAAGGCATCGCTTAGCTCTTTATTGATTCTCTCTACGCTTTGCTTTGGATTAAGTAACTCATCCGCTGATATTTTAGGGACTTTGCTGTTTTTAGTAAGGAAATCTATTTGTTCTCCAGCAAGTGCTCTTGCAATGGTTATGAAGTCTTTCTCTTCCGAGATAGTCCTGATAACCCCTTTGATTGCCTCTACCCCTCCTCCTGGTCCTGCGTCTTTAAGCGCCCGTTTAATTACCTCTGTTAGCGCATCCTCATAGGCTTCCGCATCACTAGTCTCAGGGTCCATCGGGTTGCCGTCTTTATCAACAACGCGCCCAATAGGGACTTCGTCTTGCGGGCTAACCGCTTTAACTTTCCCTCCACGAGCTTTTAGGTATAGCTCTGTCTCCCTCTGGATGTTATCTGGGAGATTCCTTAAGTTGATTTCTTTCTGCGAAGCATCCAAAAAGGTCACCTCGACATGGTCAGGCCGTCCGTTGCCTTCTTTTACCTCCTTGATGCTTAAGTTAATGTTTGCGTCAGCAACAGCCTGTCTTAAGAACTTTCCGTTACGAACTTGAGTGATGATTTGTGCTTTATTTTTCTCAAACGTGGCCTTTCTTGTAAGAGCCTTTACTGAACCTTCGGCTAATTCTTTGGAAAGCGCACGCCTATTAAATGTTGTAACTTTACCCGCTGGGTCTGTCACCTCTACTTTGTAAGACCCCCTCCGTCCTTTAATTGTAGTTGTCTTAAATGTATAGTTATCCAAGTTAACTTTATCATCAAATTTGATAACATTAGCTTTGACCGATTCTTCGCGAGCTTCTCTTGCTTTACGTATTGTGCTATTAAATACTCGGTCTACTTCATCCATTATTTGTAAACTTTTCTTAAAGTCTACTCCTGCCTTTTCAAAGGCTTCAGATAGTTTCCCTTCAGCAACCCCACGATAAAGGTCAGTCCCGCTAAGTTCTTTAACTTGTTTTGCAAACTCTTTGTTAATCTTAACCTTATACTTAGTAGCGGCATTCATCAAGAACCCTAAGCCCTTTTCAAACTTAGCGCCTGACCCCGATATACTCATTTGCTCCAGGCCACTAATTTCATCGTAGGCATCTATAGGGGTATACCTTCCTGATACTGTCTCAGGGTTTTTGCCTGACATTCTAAAGGTTTCATTGTCCCTAAATACTGAATTACTAACGGACAACACCTCATCGAGCATGGAGGATTCCTGAGGTTTAAACCCAAGGATTTTAGCGATTAACTCTTTGAACTTATCGTATACAGTTGCAGGTTTCTTACCTTTAGTGATTGTGATTGAGGCTAGTTCTTTTTGAAACTGAGGGTCCATGAAAGCCTGGGTGACAAACTCATGGAGGTCTCCAAGTCCGTAATTAACTCCTTTACCTAACACTTTATCTGGAGATCCAGCCGCCCCTGCTTTGCCTCCTTGACGCAATAGTGCTGATTGTCCCAGCCGATCTACCGCTGTTAAGTAGAGGTCTCCTAGCTCTCGAAGCGAAGCAGGAACTTGCTCGCCTTTTGTATTCTTACCTGTTTTTACTAGCTTCCCTAGTTCATCTAAGTATGCAGAACCCTTAACAGCTTTTCCTTTTGAATCCCTAACGTAAAAATTCTTATATATAATATCTGTCGAAAGAGAGTGGACATACTCATGAACTACTGTTGACAACTTATCATTATCATAAAGTTGAACACGAGACTGCTCAGGGGAGTAATAAGCTCTTCCCGTCTTTCCCACCGATACTTTTACTTGATTTAAAGTATCCCCAAAGTTATCTCGCAAAGTTTTTAATAACTTAACTTGATTTAAAGTTGATTCGTTATAGGTCCCTTTTCCTCCGTCTACTGAAGAAATAATTCTATCAATAAATCCTAAAGATCCTGTTTCCTCCTCTACTTTAAACTTACTAAGTTCAAGCACAGCGGAGTCATCCCCTTTCTGGGTTACGTAGTTATAGATATCTTCAGAGCTGGCTTTACGTCCTCCTGCGCCAGCTGTAGCGAAGTCTACACGACCCGTGGTTTCATCAATAATGAAGTCGTCTAATGTTAAGCCCTTACCCTTAATGAAGTCCTCCATCTCCTCTGGGGTAGCTTTTGTTGCTGACTGCCCTTTGATCCCTGTTATGGGGTCGTCAAGTTTTCCATAGTCAAACTTAATAGCATCCTCACTTCCCTCTGCAAGTGCCTCATCCACAGCGTCTTCTGGTGATTTACCGTCCGCAATCTTCTTGTTACGGTTCTTGATCATCTTCACGCTTGAGACAAATGGAGCAAGGATTGCCCCTACGCCTGCCTCAATAAATATGCCCTCTAAGGCATTCTTAAAGCGCCCTTCAATCTCCCCGTCTTCTTCAGTTGCTTGAAGATACTCTGTTACGGGGTTCTGTAGCTCTGGGTATTGATACAACAGGTTACTTAGCCGTTCTTCTTGGGCATCAAACATTAAGAAGTCGGTTGCTACTCCAGCTGCTAAGTTATCCCCGAAGCGTCTTAACTTGGTATTCTTCGCGAGCTTTCGTGCTTCCTGGTGAGATAACTTACCACCTCGAGCAATCTTATTAGCCACGTTTGCCCCTAGATACTTCCTCGCGTTAGCTACACGCCCTACTCTCCCTAATATTCCTACACCAGGAACAAAACCAGTAGCGAATTGTGCCATCCCTTCTACAAAACTTCCTGCCATTGTGTTGGAGGTTCCAAGGAATCTCGTATCGTAGTCCGGGAGAACATCCCCCACCACAAAGTCGGCAAAATCGTATAAACCTTTGATTCCCCCTTCGATACCACGAAAGGGAGCGGCAAGTGTATCTGATAAGGAAAAGAACTCCTGTTCTGGGGTTTCACCATCCAGTGAACGTGCCCCTGAGCTGGTAAAGGCATCAAGTGAAGTGGGATCTATAGCCATGTTTTGTTTTTGGTGTGTATTAAATTATTTTTGTTTATTATTTTTGGCCTCAATAAACTGTATTCCTGCTTTCTTAAGAAGCGCGTCATAGCTTGCCATGTCCTTATTTGTTAAGTCTTTCCCATAAGGAATGTCATATCGAAATTCTGGCTTTGTCTTAAAGGCTCCTCCAGTGTCATGCACAACGGCCCTTACGTTACGGAGTGTTTTTGTGGCTCCGGTTTTTGGATCTTTATACGGAAGCTCTGGGATAATATACGATTTATTATAAAAAGAAGGATTTCCTGCTAGTGTTATATATTTAGATGTCCCGTTAGCGTAATCTTGAACAGTTCGGACTAAAGCCTTCCCATCAGGCCCTGGGCGTGACGAGGGGTATCCTCCTTCCATCTTATCCCCACCTTTTTGCGGAGAGTATATCGTAATATTACCTTTATTTCCTTGTTGTTCTAGAGGTAGCTGAAGTTGTTCTGTTGTAGATATTCTTGTTCCTACGCTGACATCCGCTGGTCCTGAGGCTTGCTCTTCTGTCGTAGATACTTTTGTGTCCACCTTAACGTCTTCCATAGTTGGGACTGTAGGTATCGTCTTGGGTTTATCAGTTGTGTCCTTAAGTCCTGGTTGTGTCTCTATAGTCTCCCTCAAAGGTTTGTCTTCCCTTTTAATTTCCTCTTGAAGCTTCTTGACTCTTTCAGGTGTGGTCTCTCCTTGGTAATACTCAAGACCCCGCTTTTGTGCTGCGTCAATTGCATCTACAGAAACGCCTAGCTTATCTGCGATTGGTTGTAGTTCTTCTTTATTGTCGTAGTTGAGCACGGTAAACGCCCTACCGTCTGAGTTCTCCCCCAATAGTTCATTCTCAAAGAAAGACACGCCATCAGTGGTCTCTCCCGTGATGCCTACGCCTTCTGGGATACTCCCTTTTTCCATGGACTTTAAAACCTCAGAGGGATTGTATCCTGCTAACCTTCTACTGCTTAAGATTGCTTTAGCTACTAGGTCCAGTTGAGTTTTAGCATTCGTCCTTTGCTCATCACTGGGTGGGAGAAACCCTATATTGGAGGTATACTGAGTCAAGAAGTGATCATAATCCGATTTAAGGTATTTTTTAGTTTTATCATAGTTGCTTCTGACAACTCCAAACAAAATCTTTGCGTCTCTTTTCTGGTAAGCTCCATTAGATAGACCTGCTGTGAACGAATCAATTTCCGTCATTACGTCATCAGCAGCATAAGATTTTCCCGCTAGTTTAAACGCTAATACTTTACTTTGAGTTACAAATTCAGGTTGGGTTCTTATTTTTGAAAAGCTAGACCCACCAACAAAAACTCCAGGTTGACCTTCAACAGGGCTCTTAGAATACGTCCGACCTCCTGCCTCAAAGGTTGTCTGGGCAAGCAGCCCTCCTCCTGCTCTCGCAATGCTTAATTTTTCTAAGTTTTCTTTTCGGTCCGCTTGGAGGGTAGCAATGCGTTGTGGTCTTTCTCTTTCTTCTTTTATCACTGCTGCCCTCTCCTCAAGTTCCTTCTTGTTCTCAGTTATAAGACTTTTGAACTCAGTCTTGATCTCTTCAAGAAGCCTTGTGCGCTCCGCTCCTAGTGCTTCATCTAATATATTCTGCTTGCTTTGTAATGTCTTCTCTTCCGGAATATTATAAGTCTTATCCCCTATGGAAAGCGACTCGCCCCCTTTGGTGTCCAAAAGCCTTTCTTCTAGGTCCATCATGAATGAATTGAAATCCCTTCTGAACTTCCCGATCATTTCAATGGTTTTGTTCTGAGGGGCTCCAACATTAAACACATCTTCCGTTAACTCTCCTTTTTCAAGCTCAACAAACCCTTTGATTAGCCCGTAAGCAGGGTCTGTTTGTTTAATCCCATTGCTTTTAATGAAGTCATCTGCTGTCTTCAACAATTCCTCTAATCCTTGGTTCTGGAAAGACACAAGACTGTTTGTCCCTGATCGCTGAGAAACTAATCTTATCTCAGCTACTCCTCGGTCCCTTTCTGTAGCTTCTCTTTGAGTAACTAAACTGAAGGCGTCTGAAGTCAATACTTGCTCGTCTCGATTTGTTATCTTGGAAATCTCGTCTCTAAGATTGTTTTGGTATTCAATCTTATCTGTATAAGAAAGCTCCCGATACTCTTCAGAATCAAACAGCTTCTGAAACTCCTTAGCCTTCTCATTCTTGATTACGGTATCGTTAGATATTTTTTGCCTACGTTCTTCAAAGTTTTTCTCATCAAGCTCGTCTTGTAAATTGTTGTAGTAAGTATCCCCAATAGGATCATAAGACCTAAGAGGCTCATTACCTACTTTAATGCCTGCATCAGCCAACTGTTCAAGTTTTACTTGTGCTAATGAAGGAGGCATTGAGTTTAGCCAATTTTGTAAGACTAGTTTCTGGTCAGTAGCAGTAAGTGGTCCTGTTCTTGTCCAGGCTTCTTGATACCTAGCATTCCGTTCTTGTTCAGGCATGAGGGCTCCAGTCAGGGGGAGTTGCATATCTGAAATTGTTGAAACCCTACTTAGAGCTTTAGCCGCTTGAGGGATAAGCACGTTGTTCTTATGAGTGTCCGAGGCTTCCTTTGCAATCTGAACACTTGCTCTATTACGATACTCAGAGGTGCTACGCATAAACCCCGCGAGCATCAAAGGGTCAGCCATGGTGTCTTGGTTGTCCTGCTTAAACTGTTCGGTGAGCCCCTCAACAAACTCATTGATTTGCATTGGGCTTGGTTTGAACCCTTTAAGGACTACCTGATCCTCAATATACTTAGCTTTGTTCTCCTCAATAAAAGCCATATACTCATCAGCCTTGTCTGCTCCAATGAGTTCCTTGGCGTATATCTGTGCGACTGGGTTAAGCTCGTATCCTTCTCCGCGAAACTTCCTGTTAAACTTCTCCTCGCTCTTAAGGCGTTGTGCTGCTAATTCCTTCTCCTTTTCCGTCATTTGGGCAAAGTCGAGTCCAAACATAGTCTTTTGGAGGTCTGTCTCTGCCTGTTGCGCTTGCCCATACGCTCTGATTGCTGGATTTATCTGCCCTAGCGTTGCTGCTAGTTTCCCCATAGACGTCTGTGAGGCAGGCACAGGAGCTTGAACTGCCACCGAATACTGGCCCGCCTGAAAGGGTTTCCCTGTAATTGCAGGCGCGTTCAAGTTGAAAGGCACCTGCTCACGGGTTGGCTTGTTAAATAAATCTCTGCGTGTCATGGATTAATAGTTGTTGTAGGCGCTGAAGGAAGTTGACTTGTCTGTAAGCGCTTAGCGTCTGCGTAATTCCCAAGGCTCGTTGAGGTTGCACTCAGCATTGTCCCAAGGACGTTAGGAGTAGCGATAGGCTTGTTGATGTTGATGTAGTTCTGTTGTGCTTGGAGTCCAAGGTCACGGGCTCTCATCTCGTATGCCTGATCAGCCAAGTATTGATTCTGTTGGATCGCATAGTTGTGCTCCCCTACTTGCCTCTCGAGGTCTCTCATTTCCGCAAGGAAACTTGCAGACCCAAGACTTATGCCTCCCTCGGCAGCTGCCACTTCTTTACGCGCCATGGCCTCCATACTGGCCCGGTTGGCCGCTGAGACCTCCTGAGCGAGCCTGAGCGACTCAGTGGCTTGTTGTTTACGCATTGCTGATACCTGCTGACTGTATCGAGCATTCTCTGCAATCGTAGCTCGTTCCTGAGCCTTAGCTTGCATTGAAGCCTGTTGACTCTGTGCTCCAATTGTGAGCATTCCTTGGGCAAGAGGGCCAAGCACAGACATAGTGCCGACCGCCTGCGCGATGACACCAGTAGACGCTAATGCACCAGTAGTGGCACCGGTAGTCCCGAGTAGCGCTGCTCCTGCTGCACCAAATATAGGTAAACACATAGTTTTTAATTAGGGGTTATAATAAATTCGTAAAAAGGATTGTCAGAGATAGTAACTTCGCGCACGAACTTAGCGCCACAAAAGCGAAGCCAGCGGACAGCCACTTTGTTCTCTTTGAGGACCACGTTCGTGGTGAAGGCATACGGTTGAGACAGGTGGTTCACCCAGTCTCTCGACGCTCGGATAAACTGTCGCTTATGAGTGAGCACATCGTCCGCCCCGAGCATCCAAATGTAACCAGAAGGACCTTCGAGTGGCCCTGAGCCGAACATAGCGAACACCTTGCCCTCACCATCAAGCGCTGCATACGTTGAGATGTCTGTTGTCAGTGCGAGCATCAGAGCGGTCTTAGGGTTACTACCGAGCAACTCACACTCGCGCACATCGTGAACCCTGAGTTTATCTTTGAGCTCGTGAACGTGCTGAATAGTCGCTCGGACTATCGAACAGTCTCCGTATGTTCTACGCACCATATCTCGGTGACCGTGTGTGGACAAAGGTTTCAAATTCAGCAGACTGGAAGTTACTAGGCATCGCGCCGTTGTTCTCAATGATAATCTCTAAGTTCCCTGACGATGCAAACACAGGAGCTTTGAAGAATCCATCTTTTAGTTCAACGCGGCTCGCTGAGTCATACGTCGCTGGGAATGAATTAGTGTATTGTGAACGCTTATCTGGCGTCACTTTGATCTCATAGTCAGACGTGCGTGTATGATACAGAGATAGATTTTTAATAAACTGCTTAGCAGCTGCGTTAGGGGTCCGCGCTTGGCCTGCTTGAGCCTTGAAGATCTGCTCAGAGAACGTGTATTTACTGTTGAACTCATAGCCGACCCAGAGGGGATCTCCATCTGTAAGGCCATCACCGTCAGTAATTGTAATCGAAGGGAAGTTGCTAGTGTCTATTGACCGCTTGGCTCCTTTGGCATCATAAACTACAAAATTAGCAGCACCAGATCCACTAGCGAACACAACAGGCGCGCTATAAGAATTGAAGTTCAAGATGTTCTCTCTGAGAGGTCTTTCAGCGCCTGTGGTGTAGTTAGGGAAACGTATTTGCCATCCTCCTGATCCTGACACAGCGATAGCAGGAACACGATCATCGAGGTGCGTTATGTGGATTTCACCTGAAAGCGGCTCTACGTATGTTATGCCTGTGACGGTTGCGTCGCTAGGAAGTGAAGTAAATGTGTAATCAACGCTGCCTTCATCTAGTCCGTCAAAGTTAAGCGGGAGATATGAAAGATATGTTGAATTGTTATCCGGATTAGAAAACAACAAGTAGAGCGTAGAGTCCATGAACTCAAAGCCACGCACTTCACTGCCGAACGACCACTTAGCCCACGAGCTGAGAACTTTGCGTCCTTCGCTATAGAAATATTTATAAATGTATAACACCTGATCGTCTTCTTTAGACAGGACTGCAAGTGTATTCTCTGACAACGATCCGGAGAACCTAGTGATATCTTTAGGTATATACCGAGGAACCTGCTCAGTGATCGCGTTGGACTCGTAGACG